GGAACTTGAGACGGCTTTGGGTGGAGTATACTATATCCTATCGCAAGAGTTCCAGATGCCACTCATTACTTTGCTACTTGGTCGTATGTAAGCTTCAGGCAAAATGCCTAAGATGCCTAAAGATACGATTAAGCCTACCATCGTTACTGGTATGGAAGCACTTGGTCGAGGACAAGACCTCAACAAGCTTGCTACATTCCTACAGTACCTACAGCCTCTTGTCCCTGAAGTAATCCAGTCAGAATTGAACATCAATGACTACATCGACCGCTTAGGCGCGTCTTTGGGTATTGATACTCAAGGCTTGGTTAAATCACCAGAAGAGAAACAAGCTGAGATGGAAGCGGCACAGCAGGAGCAGCAACAGCAGATGGCACAGGGTGTTATGGCTGAGATGGCTTCTAAGGCTGGCCCAGAGGCTTTGAAGCAGGGTTATGAGACCATGCGACAAGGTAATCAATAAGACAGGTAATTTATGACAGAGACATTAAACACATTTGCGGAAGCTCCTCAAGACTCCCACGCAGAACATGATGCGGCAATGCTTGAGAAAGCAGAACAACTGGAACAGAATAATAATCCAGAACGTCCTGAGTGGCTTCCCTCTAAGTTTGAGTCTCCTGAAGCTATGGCACTGGCTTACTCTCAACTAGAGCGTAAGCTAGGGTCTGGCACACAGGAACAAGCTCAGGCTGAAGAAGCACCTGCGACTGAGCAGGATATTACTCAATTAGAAAATGCAGTCGATGCAGAAGCGCAGGAAGTTGCTCAAGTACTGGGCAATGCTGGACTGGATTTTAACAATCTGCAAGATGAGTTCATGGAGACTGGCGAGTTGTCTAATGCAACTTACCAACAACTTCAGGATGCTGGTTTTGGTAGAGACATTGTAGATACATGGATTGCAGGGCAGCAGGCGCTTGCTGCTCAGATGCAGGCAACAGTCTACAATTCAGTTGGTGGTGAACAGGCTTACGTTGAGATGACCCAGTGGGCAGCAGCTAACCTAACTCCAGCAGAAATTGATGCGTTCAATGCGAACGTTGAATCAGGAGATTCAGGCTTAACACAATTCGCGGTACAGGGACTTATGGCTCGATACCGTTCTGAAGCACCAAGCGAACCACGCCTAATGCAAGGCACAGCTAGTGACAATCAGGGCGGGACTTTCAATTCAGCCGCAGAACTGACAGCGGCAATGAGTGACCCTAGGTATCACAAAGACCCCGCCTACCGTCAGGCCGTAGCTACTAAATTGGCTCGGTCAAACGTGTTTTAACTCTGTCTCCTTAAGCCCCTCGTAAGAGGGGTATTTTTATACAAAGCAATACACCAATACTGACGAAATACCTTTGGCCTCCTGCGGGAGACAACCTTAGAGAAAAGGATGTACTGGATACGCTGAGTAGAAACAAACGAAAAACAAACTCAACCTATTCAATACTAAAAGGTAAATATTATGGCTTTTCCAACTAACCAGACGGTTTCACGTCTAGGTCAGGTTAACGCTGCTGGCGATGACCGTTCTTTATTCCTCAAACTGTACGCAGGCGAAGTCCTAACTGCGTTTGAAGAACGTAACGTTTTCATGGGTCTACACCGTACTCGTACCATCCAGAATGGTAAGTCGGCTTCATTCCCACTTGTAGGTACTGCATCTGCTAAATACCACACTCCAGGCGAACTTATCCAGTCTGATGCTGTGAAGCACGGTGAGCGCGTTGTAACTGTTGATGACCTGCTAATCTCTAGCCAGTTCATCGGCAACATCGACGAAGCTATGAACCACTACGATGTACGTAGCATCTACTCTAAAGAAGCAGGCTACGCTCTAGCTAACACTTCTGACAAGAACATCGCTAAAGTAATCGCTAAAGCTGCTGCAATCACAGACGCTACTAAAGCGGCTGCTGCTTTCGGTGCTTCTTTCGACGACGAAGTTTACACTGCTAACCAGAACATCGGTACTACTGCTGCTCAGGCTACAGACGGTAAAGCAATCGTTGACTCTATCTACGCTGCTCTTGAAGAGTTCGATAAGAAAGACGTAACTGGCGACAAAGTATGTGTACTTCCACCAGCTCAGTACTACGCTCTTCTGAACGCTTCTGACGTTACTTCAGCTACTTGGTTGAACAAAGACGTTGGCGGTGCTGGTTCTGTATCAGGTGGCGCTGTGCCAATGGTAGGCGGTGTTCGCATCGTGATGTCTAACCACATCCCACAGACTGACGAAACTACTACTTCTGCTACTCCTACTCCACTGACTTCTAGCCGTTCTGGCGCTTACAAAGGCGACTTCAGCAAGCTACGTGGTCTAATCTTCACTCAGGACGCTGCTGCTACTGTTAAGCTGCTAGACCTAGGTGTTGAGTCTGAGTACCAGATTGACCGTCAGGGTACAATCATGGTTGCTAAGTACGCGATGGGTCACAACATCCTTCGTCCAGCTTGTGCAATTTCTTTGAACTCTATCTAATCCTAGACGTTCATCATATAGGGTGGCCTTCGGGCTGCCCTTTTTTTGCTTTTTGAGAGGACAGCATGACTCCAAACTCTAAACTCGAAGCTGTCAACATCATGCTGTCGGCAATCGGTGAAGCTCCAGTAAACCGCTTGTCTTCAGGTCTTGTTGAAGCTGAAACCGCAGAAACAATCCTAACTCAAGTTAGCCGTTCAGTTCAGTCTGAAGGCTGGCATTTTAACCGTGAGACAAATGTAGAGATAGCTCCCAACGTTGCTGGTGAGATTGTCCTAGCTACTAACACTATCCGTGCTGACCAGATGGTTAACTCTAACAGTGACCTAGACCTGACTCAGCGTGGCGGCAAGATGTATGACAGAAAGAACCATACATTTGCAATTAACACTTCCGCATTTCTTGACAT